TAAGTGCTATTGGGAATAAAGTATATCTGGACGAAGAAATAAAGAATAACTATTTGTAAATGATGAGTGTAGTCGTATACACTCATCATTTACACCCTTGGTCATTTAAAATGGGACAAAATAACTCATATTTATAGCAGTTTTCTCCCTCTACTATTCTTTTTACGAGTTTTTCTTTTTCCGCCCCCTAGATATTTCCCTATTTCGTGGCGTAGTTCCAAAGGCATTCTTCCATCACCAAAACTCCCTACACCTTTTTTACTCAACCGTGCAGCTAGTTCTTTCCTATCTTTTTGTCTTTCCAAATGTTTTGGAATAGTTTGTGCGACAATATTTTGTATTCTTTTTTTTTCTTTTTTCGTTTCTATGTAGTCTTCTATCGCATAAGGAATACCGTTTTGCTCTTCACCCTCTGGTGTCAGTTCTTCTGCCAGTTGAAGTTCTTTGTTTGTATCAACATCAAGTTCAATATCAATATCTGGGCGTTCTAATAATAAGTAAACCATGTCTATATCTTCTAATTCAATTGCGCGTATAAGTGGTGTATCACCATCTTTATTCCGAGCATTCACATTAGCTCCGTTATTTAAGTCATTTTCAACTTTGTCGTAATCAGAAATATCAATTGCATCAAAAAGATATGTATCCTTTTCTTTTTGATTTCCTCCTCTCTGTCTTTTTGAACGAGTTTTTCTTCCTCTACTATTCTTTTTACGAGTTTTTCCTCCTCCACTATTCTTTTTACGAGTTTTTCCATTCATTTGTTCTAAAACATGTTTCGTAAAAAATCTGCCGTCTTTCGTGAGAGAATCGGCCACGACTGTTTTGGGCATATAATATATATATATAATTTTTATAAATTATCAGCAGTTAAATACTATTTTCTGGTCTAAAAACAGATTCTTTTTTATGGGAGTTTGTCCCATTTTAAATGTCCGAAGGTGTATGAGAATATTTTCCATTTTTATATAATTTTTCAAGTTTCTTTATTGTATTCTTAACATCTAATACAGTCGTATATTTAATAGGTATTGTATCACTAGGGTCTTTATCTATATATACATCAAAGCTCTTTTTTGGGTCATTTGGATTATATAAAAATTATTTTTTACCCCCATTTTGTTTTTTTGTTTTACAATATTTATATGGAGCACAAGAACTACGCATAGAATATCCTTTTATTTTTTGCGTCAAACATTTATTTTTTGAAAATCTTCTTGGTAATTTAAATGTCTTTCCATCTTTTCGTTTGCATTTTTTATTTTTTTTTGTTGAATTGCAACAATTCGTCATTTATACACTATGTTATTAAAAAAATTGAAAATATTAAATGAAAAATATAATACACTATTAATATATGTTAAATGAGATTATCAATTATCTATACTGATTATAAGAATAAAATTATACATCAAAAATATTTATATAAGAAATTTTCGAATGAAATTAAGTCCATTGGATATAATTATTCTACACAAAATCTAAATTATTCAAAATCAGCTTATGTAAGTGATAAAATATATGAATGTACTATAAATGATATTATTTATTATAAAGCAAAAATTAAATATAAAATACAATATAATAAATTTACCAAAGATCAAGACAAAACAACAAAACAAATTTGCAAGTCATTATTGTTAATTATTCCGAAACAAAATGATATATACAAAATGAGTGACATAGATTTTATATTTGATGATGAATATATTTATGATAAATTAAAAAATGAATTTATCTCATTAAATAGCATTTCGTTAAACATATATGATTGTGAAAAAATTATTGATAAATTAAATTTATAAATTATATAATTTATATTATTTATAAATTTATTTTTTTGACCTTTTTGTTGTTTTCTTTTTCTTTGTTGTTTTCTTTTTCTTTGTTGGTTTCTTTTTCTTTGTTATTTTCTTCTTCTTTGTTGTTTTCTTCTTCTTTGTTGTTTTTGCTTTTTTTGCTTTCTTTGCTTTTTTTGCTTTTTTTGCTTTCTTTTTACCACCAAAACTAATATCACCTTCATCGTCAGTTTCTGGTTCATCTTGATCTACATGATCAGTGTTTAAATCCTCAAGGGTTAATGGAACATATACTTCATCTTCATCTTCTTGAATAAATGCTTGATTTAATACATCATATTCATCTTCATCTTCTAGACCTTGACCTAAAGGATCGAATGGACCATATTCATATTCAAAACTTTCATCTTCAGAATCTGTGTCAACTTCGTAGCTATTATTTAAACTAGTATTATTACTCATATATAAATTATGAATATTTTTTTAATTTAAACGACTTTTTTATACATAGCTAAGGCTTTTTTCCGTTGATCTTCATATACAACAATAGGCTTGGGATATTTAATATTTTTAAAATTATTATATTCATTATCCCAATCATGTATAGATTTTGCTGGTACTGAATTTAATTCTGGAATCCATTTTTTTATATATTCAGCATCAGGATCATGTTTTTCAGATTGTGACCAGGGATTAAATATACGAAAATATGGTTGCGAATCAGCACCAGTTGAAGCAACCCACTGCCAATTTCCATTATTACTTGCTGGATCATAATCAGTTAATTTTTGAGCAAAATATTTTTCCCCTTGTTCCCAATTTATTAACAATGTTTTAATTAAAAAACTTGCAGTTATTAATCTCGCTCTATTGTGCATATACCCGGTTTCATTCATTTCTCGCATACCCGCATCAACTATAGGATATCCTGTCATCCCTTTTTTCCATGCATTTAATTGCGATATATTAGAATTCCAAACTATTTTACTATATTTTTCTTTCAACGGATTTCCTAAAACTTGAGGGTTAGAAAATAATAATTGAGCGTAAAATTCTCTCCATATTAATTGTCGTAATAAATCACTTTTTAATCCTAATTTGGATTTCATTTTTTCATATGTTTCTCTCACAGATATATTTCCAAATTTTAAATATGCACTTAATAATGTGGTATGAGTATCTAAATCATTTCTTATTTTACCATATGATTTAAATGAACTAATATTATTTATTATTTTCTCTCCATACTCTCTTCCACCATTCACCAATATATCTGGGTTTGGATCTGTATATTTTAAATATGCATCTGTTAATGTAATATCTCCATCATATATATTTGCAAATTTATATTTTCTTAAATATACAGGTTTCAATACTTTTTGAGGTAATACCTTATTGTAATATGGAGTAAATTTGCTATAAGGTTCGTCTGAACCTGATTTTATAGTTCCAGGTTCATATAAATAATAATCTTGAGTGGTTATACAGTCCATATTTAATGATTTACATAACTTGTCTATAGATGTATCTCTTTTTTTTGCATATGGTGTTATATCCCAATTAAAAAATACAGCATCAATATTCCATTTTTTTATAAGTTTTTTAATAATTGTATCATTTTCACCATAATAGCAATTTAATTCTCCTCCATTTTTTTTTATATTTTCTCTCAAGTCGTCTAAACTTTCAATCATAAATTGTATTGAATTATCTGATTTAAATTTATTTTTGTCAGTTACTTGTTCGGGGGTAAATATAAAAATAGGATATACTGTTTTACATTTTTCCATTGCTAAGTTTAATCCTATATTGTCTTGAATGCGCAAATCTCTCCTGAAAATAAATAATCCATTTTCGAACATAATATATAATATTTAAATAATATATAATTTATGAATAATTCATATAAGAAAGAAATTGGACAAAAACAATTAAAAGGAGGAAATGAGGAAGGCTGTCCTATATGTTTGGAACAAATAAAGGAAAATGAAAAAATAACAACTGAATGTAATCATGATTTTCATAGAGAATGTTTTGTTCAGAATTGTCTAATTGAATTATCTAAAGGAAACTTTAAGCAACGAGACCGAGAAAATAAAGTATTCCATTGTCCTAATTGTAGAGGTGATACTAAAGCAGTTTGTTTAAATGATCCAGAAGTAAGAGCTATATATGAAGGATTACAAGTAAATAGCGATGATATTGATATTGACGATAGATTAGAATTTCATCGTATGATTGAAATATTAGAAGATAAGTTAAAAAATACCATTCAACAATCTGAAAATGGTATTATTAGTGATGAAGAACAGGAATTGTTTTTAGAAGAATTACATTCAGATTTATTATATAACGATGAATTATCTGATGCTGATCTAGGATACATATTAGAAGTATTTGAAACACTATTAGATACTGCAGAAATAGAAAATGGTTTAGATTCAATGATGGTATATGAATTCACTAGAAAAATACAGGAGCAACTTGAAGAGTTTGAAGAACAAGATGAAAGTGAATTTATGGGAGGTAAATTAAAGAGAGATAGAAAAACCAAAGGAACAAAAAAACACAAAGGAAAGGGGAAAGGAAAAAAAACAAAAAAAGGGAAAACACAGAAAGGAAGAAAAAAAACTAAAAAGGCAAAAAAAGGGAAATCAAGAAGAAGAAAGGGTGGAACAATTACTCAAGGTTTTGGATTCAAAGGACTAACATTTAATAAAACAACTGGTAATAAGTATTATAAATCAAATCCCGACACAGGAGAGTTAGAAGTCCATGATGAAGATTGTTATGGGGTAGGAAAATTTAAATGGTGTAAGCGAAAATAAATAAGTAATAATAATATTATTGATTATTTATTTAAATATCTAAGGAGATAGTATTTTTTTCAGATTTTCTATTTCGCTTAGTGCGAAGAGGGACATTATCATTTTGCATTTCTTTTAATTCGCTAATGCTGATAGTACTACCTTTGTCATCGTTATTATTTTGAATATCGACAGATGTTTTATTTACCTTTAATCCAGATAATAATCCAGAAATATCAGATGGTCCTTTCATTTCAGGTCTTCTTGTTCTTTCTGATGGAGGAATATCACGACTATTATTAATATCGGGTCTATTAGATAAAGGTACATATCCTGGTCTTACTGGTGGTGGTGCTGACGCAGGTCCTTGAGTTGCTAGAGGTGGTGGCGGTCTTGCTTGAGATTGCGGGTTAAACTGGGGCATGGGGTCAGATTGTTGAGGCATAGGGGGAGCTTGTCCTCCACCGTTCATCATGTTCATAAAGCCACCTAGTCCAGGATTGTTTTGTCCCATTGTATTTGCAGCGGCTTGTGTAAATTGATGCATTAAATCTGGATTTTGGCGCATAATATCGTCCATACCCGGCATAGATGACTTAAACATAGTATTTGTCATATGGACCATCATAGCACTACCACCCAATTGAAATAATAATTTCAATTCAGGAGCCATAGAAGCCTTAGATTGATATTTTTCATGTAGCTCTGCAAAAATTTCATCATAGTCGTTAATATTTTCATTAATTTGCTCAGACCAACCATCTAATTTTACATCAAATGGGTCAAATCTACCGTTAAGAAATTCTATACCAGTAATAGCAGCCATTAACATTTTTCCTTGAAATTTAACTGAATTCTTTTTTTCTTTTTCAGATATAATTGTTTCATATTCACCACGCATTTCTAATAGGTTTGATTCCATATCATATCTTTTAGTAAGCTTTACACCCTTTTTCTCTAGATCTTCTAATTTTTGTAAATATTTGAACTTTTCTTTAAGTGTTTGTTCTTTTGATAATTGAGGTTCAATATTAGCTTTTGTAAAATCAGGGTTAATAGGTACATTATTAAATTTACCAAATCCATCCCATGTTTTATTATCACCCTCCTCTTGTGTTTTAGTAGAAGCTCCTAGATTAATTTCAGGTGGGGGTGTAGTTAAAATTTCTTCATCTATTATTTCTTCGTCATTAATTTTAAATGATCCAGAAAGCATATCACTTCTAGCATCCTTCATGCTTTTTTTGGGCATATCCATATCGCTTAAATCATTTAATTCATTTTCTAAATTATTTAAATCATTGAGATCAATATCTGATGACATTCCACCACTATTACCAGATGATTTTTTCTTATCATTCATTAACAATTCAATACCTGAGCCAAAATTTGCTGACTTACCTCCACCGGAGGAGGGTAGGTCATTTAAACTATTATTTATATTAATTGTTTTGCCTGAATCTAAGGAACTTATATCGATTATTTCGGGTGTATTCATTATGAATTAATTAGAACTTTAATTTTTAAATCAAACACATTAATAATATATTAATCTATCTTTTAAGAACCACATTCCTTGTAAGAAACAATCTGCTAAATCATCTTTCTTTTTATGATTATTAAACATGTCTAAATAACATGAAAAATTATCGTTATTAATTAATAATTCTTCACAAACTTCTATACCTTTTGATTTTCTCTCAGAATATGTAGTTTTTGTAGAAACATAGTCCTTTAATTTATTACTTGCTGATATAAAATGAATGTCATGTACATCTTTTGAAATAAAATATTGTGCAATCATACCCTGTAATGATTTCATTCTATTAGCTATAGGACTAATTTGATTTTCAATTATAACACTAGAAATGTCTATATTATTATATAATTCGTCTAATTTGTTCTTTAAATTTATTCCAATGTCAATTAAATTTAAATCATTTGTATTAACATTGCTAGAAAATGGTGTAAAATAATTATTATTTAAATATTCATCTAAGAATGACATTAATAATATTTTACTAAGTTTGTGATCGAATTCTATGTTGTTATTAATTAATAATTGTCGTAAGTCATTAATTTTCATTTTTTTTATTTTTTTCATTTCTAATTCTGGTGGAATTATTGATTTATTATGATCTTTTACATGTTTTTTGCAAGAAAAAATATTATTATATGTATAATTTGCTTTTTTCCCACATTGACAATTAATTATTTTTTCATTGCATAAATTAACTACATCCCATTTTAAAATACTACAGTCTTTATTATTTTTTATGTTAAATAAACATAATGCTAAATTTTTTATACCGACATCAATACTTAATATATTCATTGTATTAAGTATTATAATAGTATTTAAATCACTCTTTTAACAAAGGATATATTTATTATATTTCACATTATTATAACCAATTGCAATTAACTCTGAACCCTTATTAAAATTCAACATACTGAATCCGTCCAATGCTTTACTATCAACATAATAATAATGAATTTCACCATATGGCGTGTCACATTCATGATTTAATGTAGTAAAAGGGTTATTAAAATTATGTTTTACAATTTGAAATGATCTCACCACCATGTCTTCAATACTATCAATAGTATAATCATTTTCATCCATTAATTCATAAGGAGTTATATATGTAATATTCAAATAATCTGATGAGTGTACTACTTCTAATAATGCATTACTTAATGTACCACCATCTGCATAGATATAATTTTTGTATTTCACAGGTGGAAACACAATCGGGATCGCTGATGTTGACATTAACAACAACACTTTGTCTTCAATCGATCGATTATCATTGTATTTATATACATCTAAATTACCGGTATTTAAATTAACAGCACCTATTAATGTATCAATAATAGGGGTTGAATTCATATTTCCTACAATTGATGTTAATGTTTTATGTAATGGATGGGTATTTAATAACGATACTCCTGTATCAGGAAGAATTTCGTAAATATTTTTGTTGCGAATGCTAGAATACATTTCCTCCGCTTCCTTTATTCCTTCGTCAATATTTTCAAAGTGTGACAAAAACCCAGAATTTAACCCTCCAGCTGATATACCAGTATATCTATCGTAATTAATAGGAAAGTTCTCACGAATTTTCTTTAATATACCAATTTCCACTGCTCCAAACGCCCCTCCTCCACTAAAGGATAATTGGTTGGTTGCGCTTATTGTGGATAAATACGAAATAAATAATGTTCCGAAAAATAAACTATACATTTTTATATACTAGCTACACTATATTTAAATTATTAATATTAT